TGATCCACCAAAAGCTAGTGCTGCGGTACTTGTGCCTGAATCTCCAACGCCAGATGTATGAGGTGTTCCTAAATCATTAACTTCAGTCCACGCTGAACCATTCCAATCTTCGGTAAATTTACTTGCAGCTACTGGATTTGGTGGGCTTTCACCACCAAATAATAAAAATGCACTTCCGCTTGTTCCTGAACTTCCTGCAGTTCCTCTGAAAGTATTTATTTCTGTTGTTTCTGTCCAAGACGTGCCGTTCCAAGTTTCAACGAAAGCATTATAACCTGTTGGAGGAGCAACATATCCACCTGCCGCAATACCATCACTCGTAGATGGTGAAGAATGGGTTGTTGATCTAGCATTATTTAAATTATTGACTTCAGTCCAAGAACTTCCATTCCATGATTCAGTATTTCCTGTAAATGTAGCAGGGGCAGCTGTTCGACCACCACCTATAACGGCTGAAGTTTGTCCTCCAAAACCACCTTGTATATTATCTCTAGCTGTGTTTAGGTCGCCTACTTCTGTCCAAGAAGTACCATCAAAAGATTCATTGTTTGCTTTAGTTGTTGAGGGCGGAGTAGTAAGTCCTCCCATTGCTAAAGCAGCTGTATATGTTCCTACACCTCCTGTGCCAGTTCTTGCTGTATTAAAGTCATTTACTTCTGTCCAAGAAGTACCATTGTAAGATTCTGTTGCGCCAGTCTGAGCAGTTCCTGTGTATCCTCCAAAAGCTAAAGTTGCTGTTGGTGTTCCTGAATTTGTTCCTGCAATATTGTTTCTAGCTGTGTTTAAATTACCACCACTAGACCACACTCCTGCATAAGGATTATTTTGTTTTTCCTGTGCAAAAGGAACTGGATCTGATGAAAGGTTTTGTATCGGAAAACCCTGTATTTCTTTATAGTTAGCCATTGCTATTATTTATCCTTTAATAGCCAACCTTGAGTCGAGTCTACGTAAACTAAAGTGAAACCTGCTCTCTCGGTTGACACTGTTAAATCTGCTGCAGAACCCTGAATGTTGTGTCCGTTTCTCCCTACAGTTAAATTGTTTGTATCAAACGTACCTGCATAATCTATGAAACTTATTTCATCACCAATCGTACCTGATGCTGGTAATGTTGCTGTGAAAGCTGCTGATGATGTATTACAGAAATATCCTTCACCTGCTACTGCTGTAAAGCCAGTTGTTTTTACTGCTTGCCAAGATGTTCCGCCAGATACTTCGCCAAATGATAATTGACCAACACCTGTTGCACCTGATCCTGTAACTGATTCTACTTTTAAAAATCTATCTGCTGTAACGTTTCCTGTTGGAAATTTAAGCGTGTAGCTTTGACCAGCTGAGTGTGGTGGTGATTGTAATTTAATACCGTGTGAGTTTGATTCACAATTTAAAATAACTGTACCAGGATTTGTGTTACCACCAATTTCAACAGCACCTGTACCGTTTGGATATAAATCTAAATCTCTGTTTGAAACTGTAATAATCTGATTATTGTTTGTATCTAAGTTACCACCAAGTTGAGGTGATGTATCATCTACAACATCTCCACCTGTTTGAATTTCAATAATGTCTGGGTTAGTGCCATCATTTGCTGATGCTTGCACCATTGCTGTTTTTTTGTTTGTAGTTGAAAAAGTAAATGTAGTACCAGATCCTGACACATATTTAAATTCAACTGTGTAAGCACCTGTTGTTGAATTTTTTAAAATGTAAAATGTTTCTACATCTAAAGGAATTGTTACTGTTTGATTTCCTGTAATTGTACCTGTGAACTCAATAAATCTTTGTTGAGCTGTACCAGTTGTAGCTCCATCAGCAACTGTTAACGCTGTTGTTTGTACTCCTCCAGCAATTGAAACTTGTGCAAAGCCACCCGTTAACTGAGAAATAAGATCTAAGTTATTATTAGTTTTCGTTCCCCATGTACCGGCATTTTCGCCAGTAGCCATTTTTTCTATACCAAGTGGTGTATATGTTGATGCCATATTAAGCTGCTTCTCCTGTTACGTCGTTATAGCTGGTATTTGATCCAGTTGCAACATCTGAATACGATGTATTCGATCCTGTTGGAACGTTACTATAAGACGTATTTGAACCAGTGTCAACATCCTCATAAGCTAAGATAAATAGTTCTCCTAATGTAGATGTTACTGATTGACCTGTTAATCCCATGACCTGATCAGCAGGATCTATTGTGCCTATATTTGAGCCAAAAGAAACACCAGTTAATCCCATCACTTGATCAGCAGGATCTATTGTTCCTACAGAACCACTGAAAGAAACACCTGTTAACGGAATAGCTACTGAACCTGTTCCTTCTATCTGACCTAAACTAAAGTCTGCTTGTAAACTACCTAAAGTAACATCTTCGTTTGGTGCAACTGCTGTACCTTGTTCTGATGTTATTTCTTGACCTGTTAGTCCAACAATTTGATCTGCAGGATCTATTACACCAATTGCTCCTGTAATTTCTTGACCAGTAATATCTGGTATAACCGAAACATCAATTGTAAGTGAACCTGGTTGAGCTGTAAATTGTGAACCTGCTACATCAAATTCTGCACTAATAACATTTGTAATAGTTCCAAGATTTGATGTTGTAGAAACTCCTGTTGGTTCAACAAGAGCTGTACCTGTAAGTGTTAAAGATCCAACTGTAGATGAAAAAGATACACCTGTTAATGAAACAGTTTCGTTCGCAAGATTTCCCCATTCACCAGAGCCCCAAGATTTTGCACCCCAACCTGTAGCGAGTAAAGTATCTTCACCCCAATAAGCTTGACCCCAGGTAAACCGGCCCCAACCTGAATCAACCGACATCGTCGGCCTCCTATGCCAATCTTATGATTGCGTTTGATGAATCGTTTGCAGGGAACTGAATTGTGAAAGTTCCGTTCGTTGCAGTTTTATCAGAACCAAAAGCGATAACAGCAACAGCGTCAGTTGTACCTGAACCACCATCTGTTGTTGTGTTGTAAATTAATGCGCCGTTAGCTGTGAAAGAAGCTGATGTGTAAGATACATCAGAAAAATCTGTAAACGCAGTTGTTGAAGTTAAACCAACTCCAGTATTTGTTAAAGCTGCACCGCCCGCAGAGTATGCAGATCCAGCAGTGTTTGTAATTTCGTTTGATGTTGAGTAGTCAGTCGTTGCTGCACCTAGAGTTGCTGAACTTGTGTAAAGTGCAATTATAAAAGAATGACCACCATTACCAGAAGTTTGGAAATCGTGTTTTCCTTCTAATAATTCTTGTTTAAAACTAGAACATATTGCCGATGTAATTGCCATAATAAAACTCCTAAGGGTTCGTCGATGGTATTGTAATTCTAACTGTGCCGTCCGTATAATCGTCTCTTTTACGTCTGCCAAGTTGTTCAATACCAAACTTGTCTAATTCCTCTTTATACTTTTTATCGTAAAGTGTCAACATATCTACTGGGCCTTTTAAAAATCCATATGCCTCTACAAGACAAGCATATAATAGACCATTTCCGAAGTATTGACTAATGTAAGTAGTAGTATTTGAGCCTGATAAACCAGTAGGAATAGCCTCATAATGTATCTTAAAAACATAAGTATTATCTGGTGCTGGAGCTAAAAATAGTCTTCCAGATGTCGTATCTGTTACACCAGTTGCTCCTCCAAACATTGCATAGTATTTAGGTTGAGCTCTAGCTGAAGTTTCTGTTGAAGGCACATATTCTTGTAGATAAGATTCATCTTTCTTTTCTAACCATTTATTACTACCTGTAGCAGCAGATGTTGAATCATAAACTTGTACACCTTTTACAAATATAGTTTTTGCAGGAACGTTAATTGTATTTTGTCCTGTAACTAAATTACCTGTAGATTGTTTTTTATATGCATCGATCGGTGCATCTCTAAATATTCTAAGCTCTGCATTTTCAATAAACTGATCTGTAATTGTAGAAGTTAAAACATTAGTATCTACTTCAGTGTAATCTTGAATTGCTTGTGTTAATGTTGCGTATGTAAATCCTGCCATTATGGTGTCAATGTTA